AAGAACCGGAACCAGCTAAAGAACCGGAACCAGCTAAAGAACCGGAACCAGCTAAAGAACCGGAACCAGTGAAGGAGCCGGTGAAGGAACCGGAACCAGCTAAAGAACCGGAGCCAGCTAAAGAACCCGTCACAATCGAACAGGCTAAGGCCGTCACAATGAAGGCGTTAAATAAGGGCCGTAGAGAGGTTGTAAAGGACGCTTTCGGGTATGTGGGTGCAACGTCTTTCCCTTCACTTCCCGCAGAGAAATACGCCGACTTCATAAAGTACATAGAAGAAAACTTGTAATGAATCAAAATCATAGCGAAAGAGAACACGCGCTATTATCCCCTAGTTCATCTAGCCGTTGGTTGAATTGCACCCCTTCGGCTAGGCTAGCGGAGAACGCAGAAAGCAAATCAAGTGTATATGCCGAGGAAGGCACTTTATTCCACGAGATTTGCGAGTACTGCCTAGCGCAATGGAACGCCGGGGTATGGGAACCCGACCCGTTCGGGGAAGAACTTCCGGAACTGAAGGATGACCATTTGATGCACCCCCTCTTTAAGCAAGAAATGTTCAAGCACGCCCGCAATTATTGCGACTTCGTGATGAACGAGAACTATAACCTTGAAAAGTCGGACGGGGCATGCAAAATGCTGCTAGAGGAAAAAGTAGATATCTCCGAATACGCGCCGGATTGCTTCGGCTCTGTTGACTGTCAATTAGTGGGGCGTGATACGCTAATAGTTATCGACTTAAAGTACGGGGAAGGCGTTAAAGTCTACGCAGAGCGCAACACGCAAATGATGTTGTATGCACTAGGAGCGATTAAGGGGAAACCGTCTATAAAGACTATCCGCCTAGTAATAGCACAAGTACGGTTAAATCATTTCGACGTGTGGGAGATATCCGCAAATGACTTGATGCAGTGGGCCGATAAGGTTCTGAAACCGACCGCTAAAAAGGCGTTCGCCGGAAAGGGGGAGCAAAAAATAGGCGATTGGTGCGGCTTTTGCCCTGTAAAGGCGCAATGCCGGAAACAGTACGAGGCGGTAGTAAACGACTTCGATAAGTACGAATATCCGGAACTCCTTACAGAGGAGGAGATTTGCGACCTTATTGAAAAGATAGACAAGTACAAGGGTTGGTTAGAGAGTGTCAACAAGTTCGTGTACGATGAGGCGCTAAGGGGCCACAAGTGGAAAGGCTACAAATTGGTCGCGGGAAGGTCTAGCAGGGTGATAACTGATGAAGAAGCCATACGGCAAGACCTGTTAGCCAAAAAATACCTAGAGGATGAGATTTTTAACATCAAGTTGAAAGGTATTGGGGACCTAGAGAAGTTAGTAGGGAAAAAGCAATTTTCAGCCCTTTACGGACACTATGTGAAGTCCAAGCCAGGCAACCCTAAATTAGTACCGGATAGCGCACCAGGGGACGAGATTAACGCATTAAGCGATTTCGACATTGAAAGCTAACAAATATTAAAATAAGTAAAGCGATTGCAGGATATAAAAATAAAGCTATATCTTTGAATCGAATTAAAAATCCTATAAAAATTTAAAGACATGAGTAAAAAATTGATTTTAAAAAATGTGAGATTTTCCTATGTAAGAGTATTCGAGGCCGCTCCGATTATGGACGGAAATACAAACTATTACAGTGTATCCGTACTTATCCCTAAATCAGACACCAAGCAGGTGAACGAGATTAAAAAGGCGCTAAAAGAATTGGCGGACGAATTTCTAGCCAACAACCCGAAATTAAAGGGTGTGCTTCCGGAAGGTTGGAGAAACCCGCTAACGGACGGTGATAAAAAAGGCGACGAAGGGTACGCGGATATGTGGGTACTTAACGCCAAGAGACAGGAAAAGAACGGGGTGCCGATTGTTATCGACAAATATAAACAACCGATTACGGTTAAAGAAGATATGTATTCAGGTTCATGGGGAACCGCTTCACTGAGTTTGTTCACTTACTTTAAATCCGCTAATAGTTGCGGGGTTGGCGTTGGGCTTAACGGGATTCAAAAAGTTACAGACGACGACCGATTAGACGGAGGTGCAAGTGTTAACGACTTCGATTATGAAGGAGGAGAAGGCGGCTTGAGTGATTTTGAATAACATTTTACAGAGTTTTAATTTTTATTTATTAACCGATTTTATTTTATAACAAATGTGCGAGGTACCGCCCGAGTAGAAGCGGGCGGTACCTTTTTTTTTTTTTTTTTTTTTTTTTTTTTTTTTTTTTTTTTTTTTTACCCCTAAAATTAGAAAAAATGATTAACCCAATTTACATAGATTTTGAAACGTATTCCAGCGAGGATATAAAGACGGGCGGCGCGTACAGATACACGTCCGCAATCGACTTTGAGATACTCCTAGTAGGTTACGCAGTTGGGGACGGTGATGTAGTTATAGTAGATGTTGCGAATGATGAGCCCGAGTGGAGAAGATTTAAAGACCTTATACAAGATGAACGCTACACGATAGTAGCGCACAACGCGCAATTTGAAAGATTGTGCCTAAAGGCCTACGGTATTAACATTCCGGCAAAGAGGTTCTTATGTACCGCGTCACTGGCGTTATATGCAGGTTTTCCCGAATCACTTAAAATGGTATCTTCCGCGCTGAATCTGAAGGAAGGAAAGAAAGGCACCGGATTAGCCCTAATAAAATTCTTCTGCCTTCCCCAACAAGACAAGGCCGGAAACACGTACCGCAACTATATGCAGGACTTCCCCGAGAAGGCCGAGGAATTTATAGATTACCTCCGTTATGATGTACTTTCAGAACGCGAGGCATACCATAGATTAGAGTATTGCGACTTCCCTGAATCGGAAAGAGAAGTATATGCGCTAGACCAATATATTAACGACGCCGGAATAAAGATAGATACAGAGCTAGCCACGAATGCGGAGAAGATTAACAACGAGTTTTGCGACAAGCTGAAAAATCACATAAAAGACCTGTACGGAATATCTTCTCTAAAGTCAACCGCGCAACTGAAAAATTTTTGTCTTATCCGTACCGGGAAAAGTTTCGATTCCTTCCGGAAAGAGGATATAGACGCTATTATAGAGGAGTGCAACGACGAACAAGTAGCGGACGTATTAGAATCACGGAAGATTATCAATAAGACCAGCAACGCCAAGTACACAGCAATGTTAAGTTGCGTATGCCCGGACGGGCGTGTACACGGATTGTACCGTTACTACGGAGCAGGCCGCACGGGCCGTTTTGCCGGGCGCCTCGTGCAAATGCAGAACCTACCGCGCAATTATATAGCAGAGCTAGACGCGTGCCGTGATGACGCCAAGAAAGGCGATTTAAGCACGTTCGAAATGTTTTGGGGGGACGCTCCTGGAATGCTTTCCCAACTTATCCGCACCGCCTTTGTCGCCGACACCGGAAAGGTATTCGTAGTGGCGGACTATTCCGCAATCGAGGCGCGCGTATTGGCGGGTTTGGCCCGTGAAGAATGGCGCCTTGACGCCTTCCGTAATGGAAAGGACATATATGTAGTATCCGCTAGCCGTACATTCAGTCTACCGGAAAACCAGTGTGGCAAAGGCACTCATTACAGGCAGCAAGGAAAGGTAACAGAGTTGGCACTAGGGTACGAAGGTTGGGTAGGGGCTATGGAAGCTATGGATTACGAAAAATCAATTGACCCGGCTCTATACAAGGATATCATACTACGTTGGCGGGACGCCTCGCCGCGGATAGTCGAATTTTGGGAAACACTGGATTCAAGGGCGAAACTTTGCATACGTAACAAAAAGAGGGTAGATGTAATAGTGTACGGTGTATGGGTGTGCGCGTTCGAGTGGTTCACAGATAACAATTCGCTTGCTATCCTGTTACCTTCCGGACGCCGCCTGTTTTACCCGGAATGCCGGATAAAGACAAAAACAATAAAGGGTAGGGAAAGAAGTGTTATAACATACATGGGAGTTAACCTTACCGGGAAATGGGGAGAACTGGACACATACGGCGGAAAGCTGACCGAGAATATAACACAGGCGGTTAGCCGCGATTTGTTAGTACACGGAATGCAAACCATAAGAGAGAGATTTCCGGATGTGGATATAGTGGGGCATATACATGATGAGACGGTTAACGAGGTGCCTCTAGACGATTTTGGGGAACCGACCGTAACATTACGGGAGATTTGCCAAGCTATGGCGACTACACCGGAATGGGCCGAACCGTTCGGAATACCGTTGAACGCGGAAGGATTTATAAGTAATTACTACAAAAAAGATTAGATATGGATAAGTACACATTGTCGGTTGCAGGTAGTTCGGCTTCGCTAAAATGGACTACGGTTAAATATACATGGAGCGATTTTTTGGAACGCCTCAACCGCGATATACGCAGTACGGAGACTATGCGCGATTTTGATAGACTAGACCGCACCGCGCGCGCCAATCTGAAAGATGTTGGCGGATATATGGCGGGGGAGCTTTCCGGGGCTAGACGGCTTAAAAGCGCGGTATTGTCACGGTCTATGATAACTCTAGACGTTGACTATGCCGACAGTCTTTTCCCCTTGGAATTTGGTACTAGATTTCCCGGTGTAGCAGCCGTTATATACAATACACGTTCAGACCGGGAAAGGAGCAGGCGGTTCCGCGTGGTCGTACCATTTGCCGAAGAAGTGCAGGACGCCGCACAATACGAGGCTGCTGCGCGTAAAATGGCGGAATTGCTAGGAATTGACCTATTCGACCCGACCACATTCCAAGCCGAGCGGATGATGTACTGGCAATCCCTTTCATCAGACCAGCCGAAAGTATTCGAAGTGTTCGAGGGCGAACCTATCAGCGCCGAATACCTGTTATCCCTGTACGGGAATAACGAAGAATGGCGGGACATCCGTAATTGGGCGTTCAAGTCAGACCAAGAGAAGGAGACGCGCGCAATTGTCAGCAAGGCAATGGCGCAGAACCCCCGGGAAAAGGCGGGCCTAGTGGGAGCATTTTGCCGGGCGTATTCCGTTCCGGAAGCTATCGAAAAGTACCTTTCTGATGTGTACGAGATAGCGCCGGGAAACGACCGTTACACTTACAAGGCGGGGCACAGTGTAGGCGGTATGATAGTATTTGACGACCTATTTTGCTTCTCGTACCACTCCACCGACCCGATAGCGGACGGGCACGCATACAACGCATACGACCTTGTGCGTGTGCATAAGTTCGGGCACCTAGGCAAAGAGGACAGCACTAAGGAGATGAACAAATTAGTATGCGCGGATAAGGAATGCGTTAAAGACATGGTTACACCGGATGCCGACTTGGATGATTTCGACGATTACGGGGATGCGGTGAAGTCAGATATAACCGAGGAAGTTACCGACCTTGTGTGGGATTTAGACGGAAAAGGGAACAAGCAAGTAACCGTTAACAACTTCGTTAATGCGTTCAAGTCCGACCCGTTATTAAATGGGCTGTTGGCGTATGACATGCTAAAGGAGACAATAGTATTTACCCGCCCGTCATTCACTGCCAAGGGAAGCAAGAAGGGCGACCTAGTTAGCGACACGGATATTTCCATTATCAAGGGACGCATAGAGAGAATGCACGGGATATACAACGATGCAAAATTAAATGATGCGATAGAACAGGTTAGCAGTGATAACGCGTTCCACCCTATCAAATTGTATCTAGAGTCATTGACATGGGACGGTGTACCGCGCATTGATTCATTTCTAGTTGATTATATGGGTGCCGAGGATAACGCATACACTCGCGAGGCGTTCCGGAAAATGCTGCTCGCGGCCGTTACACGTATATACGAGCCGGGGCGCAAGTTCGACACCGCTCTAGTATTCTATTCCGAGCAGGGTGTAGGAAAGTCAACGCTTATCCAACGACTTTCAAAAGGGTGGTTCAACGACTCGTTAACCAACCTATCCGGGAAAGAATCATACGAGGCTATCCAATTTGCGTGGCTCGTGGAACTAGCCGAATTATCAGCCCTAAGAAAATCGGACGTTGAGGCCGTGAAGAACTTCATTTCTAAGAGGGAAGATACATATAGGGGCGCATACGCTAGACGTGTGAAAACGCATAAAAGACAATGCGTATTTTTCGGCTCGACGAATGATGACGAATTTCTGAAAGACGCGACCGGAAACAGACGATTTTTTCCCGTGGAGGTGAAACGCACAAGGAAAACCCGCCTTATATTTGAACCGGAATTTGATGCCATTGTAGACCAACTTTGGGCGGAAGCAATGGAGGGGTACATGTTAGGTGAAGCCCTCACACTATCGGATGAAGCGGAAGCCATTGCCGGCGGAACGCGCGAGGAGTTCACAGAGCGCACACCGATACAAGGTCTTATAGAGGAATACCTAGATAGACTTTTCCCGGCTGACTATGAAGATAGATTCCTAGCGCAGCGCCTAGATTTCCTTAACGGTGATTTAGGGGAAGAAGGAACGGAGCCTAAAAACTCATTCAGCCTTATGGAGTTGTGGACGGAAGCACTAGGAAGGCGGAAAGACGAGTACACAGTAGTCAAGGCCCGCGAGCTATCTAATGCGGTTAAGGCGCTGAAAGGGTGGAAGCGTGACAAGCAGGCCCGACAGAAAATATACGGCCCGCAAGTTATTTATAGGCGCGTGGACGCTGATATTATAAAATAATGAGTATCTTTGCCTCGAGAGAATCAATTACTACTCATTCAATTCATCACCAACTACTATTTAAGGGGGTTTACAGTTCAGAAGGGAGACGTTACGAAACGTTTCCTTTTCTTTATTTGTGTTAAATCTACAAAGAATTTTCTCAAAAAGTTTTGCAGTTCAAAAAGTATCCGTATCTTTGCAATGTCAATAAGAAATTAATAACCCTTTAAAATAAAAAGATATGGCAACTAAAGTAATAGACGAAAAGAAGAGATTTAGCTACGTAGTGACATTTGGCCTGTTCGACCAAACCAACGTTAAGATAATGGTAGGAAACAATATATACGAATATGTGAATACCATTATAGACTATAACGCCGCTAACGGGCGCAGTACTATCGCGGTTCTATATGATTTCAAAGCGCAAAAGTACATAGCCGTTAATATACAGGACAAGAAATTTAACAGTAAAGAGTGCGTAATAGTAAAGTAATAACGGGGGCGGGGCGACCCGCCTATAAAACCCCTAAAGATATGAAAAAGAATATACTTACATTTTTAACGTACCTGTTTTGGGCCGTAGCTTTCGTAGCTTTCGTATTGCTATTTTGTGAACCAACAACTAATATATAAAATTATGTTTGAGATTTTAAAAGTAACCGCTATATTTGAAGGCGGCGAGGTAGTTAAGTACGTAGGTGACAGTGTTAGGCGCCTTATGGGAACCCCTGATGTATCCCGCATAGAATCGGCTAGAAAGATTATAGAGGCCCGTATAAAAGACCTCCAAGAAGAACCCCGTAACGAGGCTCTAGGAAAGGTAAAGAGGATCATACTAGCCTACAGGGAGAAAGAACAAAGTATTAACCAATAATATACAAGTAATGAGTAACAGAAAGAAATTAAGAGGTACCCGAGACGGCGCCACACGTATTACACCGGACAAGTCATTTAACGGACAGTTTATGGGAGTGTACAAATTGGAGGTCTACGACAAGAAGTCGGACAGGTGGGACACCCTCAAGGGGTGCAGTAACTTAACATGGGGTAAGGCCGTAATAGCCCGTACCAATTACACCGCGTTACGGAGGGAATGCAAGATAGCTAACAATACCGTTATACGGATAGTAAGATCGGGAATCGATGAAGGCGAATGATACGAGTGAAAAGGTATTTGAGCGTACATTGTCTAAGTACGTCAACGACAAAGGAGGGATAGCGGTAAAGTTGCTATCCCAATTTGTTAACGGACTTCCCGACCGCCTGTATCTGATACCCGGCGGGCACGCGCTGTTTGTCGAGTTCAAAAGTACCGGAAAGAAACCGACCAAGATACAGGAGCATATTATAGACCGGATACGAAAGGTAGGGTTTACCGTTATGGTAGTGGACAGCCCGGATACCTACAAAAATGCCGTTTTGTACATTGATATGTTACTAGGTGTTAATATCGAATGAACAGGTATAACGAATGTTAATGTTTTGACTAAAAATTTTGTAGTCCGGAAAGTATCCGTATCTTTGAAGTGTCAAAAGGAAATAACCACTTAAAATTAGAAGATATGGAAACAAAAATGTACTCATGGGTAATTAAAGTTATTGATAATTCAGAACCTAATTTGGAAATTAACTTTATAGACCTTTACGGATTAACAGAAGATGAAGCAATCGCAAAGGTTCGTGAACTCAAAAATGAACACACTGTATGTGGGCTTTATAGGCTAAATCGTGTTATATAATATGAAGTACAGGCAAGGAGAACTAACCGAGGCGGATATAAAGGCCCGCCGTCGGTTTTGGAATAAGAGGGGCTTTTTCGGAGAACCAACGAAGAAAGCAATAGAAAAGCGTTCCAATAATATGCAGGAATTATTATCCGCGATTAAGGATATGACCTACGAGGAAATAACAGCTATACGGGGTACATGGTGGTGGATACCCGAAGACAAGAAACAAATCATTGTTCGGGATGCAGATAAAAGGGACCTTGAATACGCTTTAAGGATAGCCCCTAAGACATTTAAAGTAAACCAATTAGATAACATTTAAAATTAGAATCATGAAAAAGTTAATTAGTATTTTAGCAGTAGTTTTGCTCTCAGTTAGCGCAATGTCGCAAGTATCTAGCCAGTCCGGAAAATTAGAGGTTATGAAGTCATTCCGCCTAGGCACGTGTAAGTTAGTCAAGGTAGAGAAGGAAGGCGCGGTAACGTATCAGATAACCGCCCTAATCGCAAATGCAGCGTCTCATGAACTAGATATCCCCCTAGGGGATGAAAAGGCCGCGGTGGCCCTCTTAACGTCCCTAGCGGAATATAAACCGACCAAGGGTGAAGTAGTCAATCTTAATAACGTGGACGGTAATACGGCTACCTATTCTAAGTTTAACGGCACCTGGCAGATATACGGACGAGGAAAGACGTTGTACATAGCAGTGAGTAGAAAGGAATTGTCAGCAATGGCTAACGAGATAGGAGGTAAATAATATGGAGACCACAGAAAGAAACTATAACGAGTTATACAGTAACGGAAATGAGTATATAAGGGTTTTCGTACATGCAGGACTGCATAACATATATGAAGCGACCAATGTAGATACAAAGAAACGGAAACGGTTCAGCTCCCTTAAGGACCTGGAGGCATATCTGTACAATAAAGGGTATCACCTTGTTATGACAGACCGTGCTACGATATTCGCCCGTAACATCATGGGGGGCGTCTCCCCTCAATCCATTATAGACCTGACCACCAGGCGCGACGGGACACTGAAAGAGATTTGTTTCCAACGCGGAGACAAAATATACACCGGGTGGATAATAGGCAAAAGCCTATGCGATAAGCGGGAAGTAATTGTCAGATGCAATCACCCCGGCGCCTATACGAACGTTACCGGATATAAGACCGTAACGGTACCAGTCGATAAAATTATACTATTGTCGGACTATTAATTTACTAGTGACATGGAAGATTTTAACAAGAAACTTAAAGTAGACCGTATCAATCAGTTCGGGCACCTCGTTAAGTCTATGGCGAACGGGACACCCGCTGAAGGGTACACAATGGGAGACGCTATAAAGGCGCTGCCGGATAACCTCCAACAATTCTTATTGTCAGAGGTACCCGACCGGATAATACGCAAAGAGCACACTCGTAGAGGCCCCAACATCCTAGAAGATACCACGCTGCTTGCAGGCGTAGACGAACTACGGGAGACGTACACGGATGAAGTTTTCAAGAGCAACCCGGCTAGGGAGTTGTGCAACCTGTTAGGCATCAAGTCAGCCTTTCCCGATATACTAGATGTAATAGACGAGGTATTGAAATTGTTTCCGGAACGGTTCACACGGAAAGACCTTGCAAACGAGTTGTACATGGACGAGATAGGAATGAGATAATAACAATTAAAAATTTAATGGCATGAGTAATAAAGATAGAAATTATATGCGTGTAGGCACAATCTTTGAGAAGGACGGTACAACCTACGTAGTAAGAGAGGCGAACGCCAACACCTGTAAGGGATGTGCATTTTACAGTATCAACGAAGAAGGCGCGCCCGAATGCAAGGGGCTTGACTTCCTGTGTGACGAAGGCTGCCGAGAAGATGAAAAGAACGTAGTGTTCCAAACAATCAACAAGAGGGAATAATGCTAGACCGTACACAGTTACACAAGTATCAGATAACGGCCGTTAACCATATTGAGAACAACCCGTTCGCCGCGCTATTCCTCGATATGGGACTAGGGAAAACCGTGTCCACGTTAACGGCCGTGTCTGACTTGATAGAACGATTTGAGGTAACTAAGGTATTGGTAGTAGCCCCTAAGAGAGTAGCCGAAATGACGTGGATAGACGAGGTTAACAACTGGGAGCAGTTAAGGCACCTACGTGTATCTGTCATCAAGGGCACGGCCAAACAGCGAGAAGCGGCCGCCCGGGCGGAAGCGGATGTGTACACGGTTAGCCGGGATAATCTCGTTTGGCTCTTACAAATGTGGGGCGGGCAAAAAGTACCTTATGATATGCTAGTGTTGGACGAGTTAAGCAGTTTCAAGAACCACAGCGCTAAACGATTCAAGGCTGCAAAGGTTATCCGCCGGAGTTGTTCCCGTGTCGTAGGTCTTACAGGAACGCCCGCGCCAAATGGTCTTATTGACCTGTGGGCGCAAATGTATCTGATAGACGGGGGGCAAAGACTAGGAAAGACAATAACCGATTACCGGGCTAACTACTTCCGACCGGGACGGCAGAACGCCGGGATAATCTACGAGTACAAGCCGCTGGCCGATACCGAGGAAGTGATAGGCGGTAAGATATCCGACATCACACTTTCAATGAAAGCACTTGATTTCCTGGATATGCCGGAAGTGTCCTACATTAACAACTACGTAGAACTATCTCCGAAAGTCAAGAAGGCATACGACAAGTTCGAGGAAGAACAACTTCTAACGCTGCTTGACGCTACCGGAGGAGATTCAAAGGAAATCACAGCGCTAAACGCGGCGGCCCTTACAAACAAGTTACTGCAATACGCGGGCGGCGCGGTGTATGATGAAGTACGGGACGTGTACAACGTGCACGACGAAAAGATAGAGACCCTTATAGAAATGGTTGAGGCGGCGAACGGATCGCCCGTGCTGGTGGCCTATGGTTTTAAGCACGAGGAAGCCCGGATAATGAAGGCGTTGAAACCTTTCGGGGCTAGAAGGCTTAACACCGTGGATGATGTAAGGGAGTGGAACGAAGGAAAAATTCCCGTACTGGTTACGCATCCGGCAAGCGCGGGGCACGGTCTGAATATGCAGAAGGGCGGAAACCGCATAATATGGTTCAGTGCTACGTGGAGCCTGGAATTATATCAGCAGTTCAACGCGCGGTTGTGGAGGCAGGGTCAAAAGAATAGCGTGTTTGTCCACCACCTAATAAGCAAGGGAACCGTGGACGAGCGGGTAATACAAGTGCTAAGCGGAAAGGCGACAGCACAAGACGGTTTAATGAGCATAGTTAAAGAACTGATTAATAAGTATAAGAAATGAATGTATTGAGTTTATTTGACGGGATGAGTTGCGGACAGATAGCGTTAACCGAACTCGGGTGTTTTCCGGATAAGTACTACGCTTCCGAGGTTGACAAGTTCGCCATACAGCAGGCTACACACGTGTTCCCGGATACTATCCAACTAGGGGACGTTACAAAGGTGGACGTATCAAAATTGGATAAGATTGATTTGCTGATAGGCGGAAGCCCGTGCCAATCGTTTTCATTTGCAGGAAAACAGGTGGGTATGGTTACAACCGATAAGGTAGATATAACCGACCTGCAAACCTACCTCGACCTCAAAGAAATGGGCTTTGAATTCGAGGGGCAATCGTATCTCTTTTGGGAGTATATGCGCATACTGACCGACATACGGAAATATAACCCCGACGTTAAGTTCCTGCTAGAGAATGTAAAAATGTCGAAGAAGTGGGAAGCCGTGTTAACCAAGGCTATCGGAGTGGAACCCGTTATGATTAACAGCAACCTGTTATCCGCGCAGAACCGGAAAAGATTGTATTGGACCAACATAGCCGAGATACCCCAACCGAAAGACGAAGGTATATTAATCCGCGATATATTGGAGGACGAAGTAGACGAGAAGTACTACGTGTCAGATAAAGCCCTGGAAGGTATGGCTAATCGCGCCAGGGTTAACGCCGAGAAAGGAAAAGATTTTGGCGTGCGTGGGGTTTCCCCCGGGGGGAAAGCAAACACCCTGTGTGTCTATCGCGAAAATTTGGACCATAATCTAATAGTGGATAGCCGTGGAAGACCCGATTGCCCGACGACGGTGCAAAGGGCTAACCTATTACAGTTTCGCGGAATGTTGAGGCGGCTAACGCCTACCGAGTGTGCGCGGTTGCAGACCGTACCGGAGTGGTACGAGTGGACAGTATCCGACACGCAGATATACCGGATGTGCGGCAACGGGTGGACGGTAAAGGTTATCGAACATATATTGAGTCACTTATTTAAAAACTAAATTATGGACGGAGAGTTTGAAATAGTAAAATTTACCGCGGGTGATACCAAGGAGCATGAAGGCGTAACCTACAAGGCGGTACGCCAGGAAAACAAAATGTGCGAGGGGTGCGCGTTCTACAAGCGGGGCGAACCTTGCAAAAGCCCTAGAGGGTGGATGTGCGTAGAGATATGGAATGACTTAATTTTTAAAAAAGTAGAATAATGGAAAATCAAAACTTAACATCAGAATATCGCATTGGCGATACTGTGGAATTGAACAATGAAATGTTTACCTACGTTGGCTCTCAGTACGACACGGCGTACCAACGTACCGTGTACTTATATAGACCCGTTAACGGGAAATCTAAAACATTAACCCCCGCTACTAAAGAAGAATCGGCACGACTGGGCATACCCTCTAATTATGTCGTGATAGTTTTCAAGGCCTCGGTACCTAAAGACTCAATTAGCACACCGGAGCGTAAACGGTCGTTCACTTCTAAAATGTTCGGGTGGTTCCTAGAGTCCAACCGTTGGAAACACTTCCTTTATGCTATCCCGGCGGGGGCGATAAACTTTTGGCTCGCTATCGGGCTGGCGCTAGGAATGGAGTTCAAAGATGCGCAGCACGGCGGTAATTTCGATTGGGTGGATGCCACGTGCACGGCGGTAGGCGGATTCGTTGGGGCGACGTTGTCCTGGTGGCTATTGGGCAATTACGTATTACATTACTTTATCAAACTAATATTTTAAATCATAAAGTTATGGCAGACATGGAGCATTTATTCAGAGAGCAGGAAATGAAGGAGCAGGCCGGGGCAACCGGACGCCCCACAGCAAATGAGATTTTCAAGACCGCATTGTACCGCGCGGAAAAGGCGCAATATAATATGCGTATGAAGATAGGGAAGGCGGAAGCCGAAGAAGTGGTAATTTACGCCGAGAGCGTGCCGAGGAATCTAAAGAGGGCTACGGACTTTACGTTTTACCGGAAAAACAATCCGCAAGTACAACTGACATTGTCGCGTACCGAGATGTATGCGTTACTTGGAAAGATACGGGAGGCACTGAAATTATGATTAAGAAGTTTTGCAAGTGGATGAGCAGCCCGGAAGATTTGCCCGGGCTTGTTATGAGAATGTTAACAGCTATTTTACTAACAGTGGTGTGGGCGTTCCTGCTAGCGCTGATAGCCACATTAACGATGTGCAGATTATAATGGGACAGAAACAAATGGAGTGCAGAAAGAAACCGCTAGAGTTCGTAATACAGGACATAGCCACGATACTAAATGTAAATGAGTTCTTTCTATTCAAGTTTTGCAAGGAGAACGGGATACATTACCGGACATACGCACGGTTCACATATCACCGCGTTGACGCTATGGCGATTTGTGAGGCGATGCCGAAACTAAGAATGGAGATAGCTACGGTACGAGACGACCGGAACACGAGAACGGGGCCAAACCGGATACCGACCATTGAAACAATGTTCATCAAGGACTCAGAAAAGACCCGGCTAGATAAGTTCAATATGGGGGACATCCCTAGAATATGGTGCCCTGGAAAGTGGACGTTAAGTTATAGAGGTCGGGTGGACTCCAACCCTATATACCGCCTCAACTATTATAAGGACGGAACGGTATCACTGGACATGTGGCAATGGCAGTTCGGGAAATGGGTACAAATGGAACCGTGCAGGGCATTAAGGAATTGTAAAGCAATTTTACGCGAATGGGCGGCCAAATACGACTTTATCGCGAGGGATAAGGAGGGTAAAGTAGTAGAATAGCTGAAAAAACTTTCTTCTCAAATTTCTATGTTATTACAGATTTAGTGATGACACGAAGATTTTGAGAAGAAAGTTTTTTGTCATATCGTTAGTAAATTCGGTTAATATATCTAAATTGGATGTAAACAAAATTTTTTGAGAGGCAATTGGTAAAATAGGCGATTTTGAACGAAAACGGTGATTTAAAGAAAATTGAGAAAAAACTTTTTGAGAAAATAACGGAAATTGGGCGCTTTGTGTATTTCTTCTCAAAAGATTTTACTAAAAGGCTTTACAAATCGATTTTATCTGTGACACCTATCAATGACGCGTAAAGTGCTGAGTATCAAGCTACAAAGCTTTTGCCGTAATAGATAAAGATTTTTCATCAGTGACACGTAACTGACTGATATTTATATAGTTATATATAGTGTAATAGATGTAATAGATAAACTGTATAGAGATAAAAATGAACGATTTTAAAGTACTACTTGTGATATATTAACTATGGTTAATGAATAATAATTAAGGGTGCTATTTTTTTATTTTTACCTTCCAGGGAAATATCAATTACATCTGTGACACTGGCTGTAACTTGCTGAGCCACTGCACGTTACGTGTCATTCTTCATCTGTGACACATCTATGACATCTATTACACCCCCGTGTTTCGAGACGTTAAGTTGCTGTAAAACAGATAGTTACGGTACGTAAACCACGATTATAGGCATTTAGCGCATATTTGAGGTAGGAATGTAGTATATTTGCTGTCAATAATTAAGAATCAATTTTTGTATGAGTAAAACAGATAAGAACAAGGATACGGGGAAGCCCGTGCCGGAGGTGGCAATAGGCAAAGACGGGGTGGCCGTAAATGTCGGTACGCAGGCCCGCCTCGAGAAATCCCGCACGCACCTGAATCCGGCCGACGAAATCGGATGCAATAGCGTTTTTCAGATATGCCGCCGCCGTTGGGGGGCAACTCCGATTTGGCAGGAGCCAGACGACCTTCTAGAAGCGTTCAACAGGTACCGCGAGTGGATAGATGCGCATCCTATAATAGTTCACGACGTGGTTAAGTCCGGTAACATGGCGGGCACCATACTAGACCTACCGAGAAAGCGCCTTATGTCTGAATCGGACTTCTGCGCGTTCCTTGGTGCGGCGCCTAACTACCTAGCAGACCGCAGGCGGATATACGAAGCCAATTACGAAGAGTTCGGCCTAGAGGCTTCCAAGGGCTTCGCCGAAGCTATCGACAATATCCGTATGATGATATTCCAAGATATGGACGCGGGCGCAGCGTCGCAGGCGTTCGACCCTACGTACATCCGTTCTTTGCGCGGGCTGAAAATGGCACTTGACTATACATCCGGTGGCAAGGAGATTAAAGGGGGCCTCACAATACAGGTTTCAGACCCTAGGACGGCATCTAGAGTCCAAAAGCTAAAGGACTTCAAGAAGGAACATAAAGTGTCGGAAAACGAAGGAAAATAGCATTATATGAAGTGTACATGTGTATTCGATAAAATGATAGGTCCGGTAACAGACCCGTACATTAGAGGGATAGCAAGTAAGGGCGGTACGCGTTCTTCAAAGACGTGGAGCGTGTTACAGCTACTTTACCTCATAGCACGGGAAAGTACCGAGCCCTTAATGATTAGCTGTGTAACGGACACGCTTCCAGCTGTCCGCCGTGGTATGTTACGTGACTTCACCAATATGCTGATAGACGAAGGTGTATGGGAGGATAGCGCGTTCAACAAGTCCGAGATGATATACACCGTCAAGGAAGGCGTATATATCGAATTCTTCGGGTGCGACAGCGCCGCCAAGGTGCACGGCCCGGCGCGGGACATTCTTTTCATCAACGAGGCGCAGCGGGTGCCGAGGGAAATCTTCCGTCAATTGGATGTGCGTACCCGGCTGAAGGTGATAATCGACTTTAACCCCGTCCGAAGATTTTGGGGCGAGACTGATTTTGTAGGGGACAAGTACGTTACTATCCACAGCACGTACAAAGACAATCCGTTCCTAACCGAGCAGCAAGTACAGGCAATCGAGAAGAACGCGAATGACCCAAATTGGTGGCGCGTATATGGTGAAGGACAGACGGGCGGGCTGGAAGGCCTCATATATCCCGAAATTGACATTATCGAGGAGTTGCCTAAGGAATTGCAAGGCGAGGACACAAAACGCTGTGTTGGGCTTGATTTTGGCTTTCAGCAGGACCCGACCGCAATAGTCGATATCTACATGCGTGGTTGGGATTTGTACATAGATGAAATTTGTTACCGTACCGGAATGCTGAACCGCACAATAGCCGAGACGCTGAAGGAACGCGGGCTGCATAACATCTACACCGTATGCGACAATGCCGAGCAGAAAAGTATCGTGGAGATACGGCAGCACGGCTGCAAGACTATCCCCTGTGTTAAGGGCAAAGGTTCCGTCAAGGCTGGAATACAGCAGGTGAAGCAGTTCCGTATTCACGTAACAAAGAGAAGTGATAACGTACTGGACGAGGCGGATAACTATTCATACGTCAAGGACAATATGACGGACTTGTACACCAACGAGCCGATAGACGCATACAACCATGCATGGGACGCTATCCGTTACGGCGTTGATTTCCTTATCCGAAAATATCGACCTAAAGCAGCCGCACAATGATAGAGTTATACGAGCGTGTGCAGGTTACCGAGGACGGAAGAACCGGAACGGTATTGGAGGCTGATGTATTGGGCGTTGTCGTACAATACGACGGGACGGATGAACAGGAGTGGTTATTTTATGAACAAGTTGAACAATTAGAATTTGACGAATATGAGTAAAAAAGGATTTTACGGCCTTGAATGGCTGATACTGCAAGAGCGAACCAACTGGAAAGGCAAGGTTAAAAATGTCTTTCGGCGCGTGTACTATGCACTTTGTCGGTATAATAACCGCAAACAGTTAGAATATATTTGTAACTTGCACCCGTGTTATGAGGGAAGCCTAACTTCCGACCAAAGTAAGTTATTGGAAAAATTGTCGGAGTACGTCAAGGCTTCCCCGTTCATAACCAAAAAACTAAAGACCGTGTACGTCATTCCGAGCATTGAGAAAGTCACGCTATGGCAGCTAATCGAGACGCGCCGAGCCGAGACAGCAACGGAGAAGGTTACGAAGTGGTGCACCCCGGTTGAGGGACAGACGGCCGAGTATTCGCCCGACAACGTTTACCACCTTCTAACCGCGATGAAGTACATACGGGAACAGATTAAGACGGCCGACGATTTGGAACGAACGCTATTCCCACAGGGCGCAGGTGGGCCGGACGCGGAGCCGGATACACTAAGGGAGGCAAAGAACATATTGACGCTGGTACAGGCTACGGCGGAATTGTTCAATTGCTCGTTCGAGGAGGCGAAACGGATAAATTACCTGGACGCTATATTGGCATTGTCCAAGAGGCACGAAGAAGTTGAGAAGGAAAAAGCGGAAATGAAGAAACATTTTAACAAATAACTTATGATTAAAAAGTATGAGATAATCACAGTAGAAGGCAAGAAGCGCATAAAGGCGCTACGGTCCTTTCGCGTACAAGACCGATTCGTGAACATCGGCGACGTAGGCGGTATAGTCTATGACGAGAACACATTGTCACAGGAGGGCAATGCGTGGATATTCAGCGGAAACCTCGGCTATGCGTCTATCCGTGTAGGGGGTGATAGCATTGTAGATACGAACGGATACGAGGGTGCAGTAACTGACCCTAGACCACTCGTTAGCATTACAGGGACTTCCGCGCTTATCGGGGCACATAACTTTGTGACGGGAGAATCTTCTGCTACAAAGACATTAGCCGCGTCAGATATGGAAGTAGGTGGCGCACTTGTTGTGGTAGGTAAGACCTACGAGGAAAGCAAGGAAGTGGACCCAACGGTACTACGGATGAAAGCTACTTTATACCGCGGCGGAACGAAAACGACCGTTAAGGCAACTAGCCCGGACTATCAGATTAAAGTACTTAGATACGATGTTAACGGGCTACTGTTTTCCGCATCCCCGAATTGGGTAACAGGAGGTCCGGATACCTCCGTGACTACCGAGGATTGTTACTATTACGCGGTTATCGTGCGAAAGACGGCCGGGGGCACTATTGGGGTGGCCGACATTACAACCGCCGCGGTGACAGTATCAAACCCTGTGACGGAAAGCACACTTAACATCAACGACAGCCGTGTAGAGTTTCGGTACACTAGCGCAATGACGGTTGCTACTGCGCTTAGTTTGGGTGTTGCAAGTTCCGGCGTGCGCAAATCCGTAATTGACAAGAGTAATGTTGTTATCAGTAAGGCGGGTGGCGCGGCGTTCAACGCATACATCTATGCGGACATCACACAGTGTAATGTAGCCTTTACGACCGATAGCGCCAAAAGTGCATTAGCGGGAACCTTTGAGAACGTTAAGAACCTTACATATAACGGTTCATTTTTGGACGAATACAGTTTGAAGCTCCGAAAAAACTTAATCGTTAGCGGGTGTGATAATTTTGCGTTATCTACCCGTACGCTTGCCGCATTGGGCGTAGACGCTGCAAATGCTGCTAACATGCCGTTCATCTTTATCCGGTGCAACGTGCCGGGAGGAAGAATCTACCACAACGCCGAGATAAAGAATACCTATACAGATATCGACTTTGCGAAGGCTAGCGTAGACCTAAGAAAGACCATATCCGGAACGGCTTACGAATTAGCCAGCTCCGAGGTTGAAGGTATGTATCGAATATACGACACCGTAAACAATACATACGGGTGCCTGGTTGAGGCCTACGATAGTGTAGCGGGACTTACTTCTACGGGAGCTGATTCCTACAATACCACGATTTACAAGGATGCAAAACTAACCGGGCCATTTAACATCTCGGGTACAAACGTATTCGGCGGAACCGGAAACCACGGAGGCGGTAAAGGCTGCGAGATAACCAACACGAAAGAAACGGAAATGGTTATATCGGGCAATGTCCGTGTAGAGGGTAACGCCAAGGTTAAAGATACTAGAATCACCGGAACGGGCTACTTTGGCGGGAACTCCGTTACGGAGAATGCCTACATATTCGGCTCCGCATACGTGACGGATAACGGCGTTTTCTCCCCCACCCCGGAAGAAGGAAAGTTCGATTCTGATATACACATAGAGGACAACGCTAAATTTTTGGCTACGTCTCGGGCGGGGAATACCGTTGTATATATGTGCGGAGACTCCGAGTTTTCCGGCACCATTGCATTTAATACCCTTTCCTTGGCAATGTACGGAAAGTCTAGAATAGCTGGGAAGGTATCCGGAAGAGGCGTATTAATACTAGAGGATAATGCGGATACGTCCGACAAGAATGTAGGGGCATACGGCTGTATTCGCCTTGTCGGAAATTACCGTCAAACCAAAGAAAAGATATGGACGGGTAGGCGGACAATCAGCAGCGAGAACGAACCCACATATGACAATAACGTAAAAACTAAGTATGACTTTTAAAGGGATATTAGATGACGTATCAACATGGGCGGGCCGACACGGCCTACCCGTGTTTTTCGGAGATGAGTACACCCGCAATGTTCTAGCGAACCAAATTACGGGTGACTTCGTTTTCGTAGATGTGCCCGGAGGGATACAGACATACTCCGATTTGGCACCCGAACCGCTCGGGGTATCGGTACTTATCCAAGTGCTAGGGACGTCACACTACCTACGTGACGATACGGCGGAAATAGAGGTCCTAGACAGGACTTTCACCGCAATTACAGACATCGCCAAGCAAGCAGGGTGTAATTACATTAGCGGGGCTGCAAATGTCGTCAAACGGCAGAATATTTACGATAGTCCTAAATCGGGGTGGGAAATAACTATTAATATATCCGAGTAATGGCAAAGAATCCGATAACACAAATTGAAGTACTTCTAACCAAGCTACGCGACGATATCGAGCAGTCGTACATACAGAAGGGCCTGATAGCTTCCGGAAACTTCGGGCGCGAGCTGAAATTAACCGTAAGTGGCAACAACGCGAAGATAACCGCACCGCGCTATGTCGGTGCAATGGAGGGAGGACGCGCAGCCGGAAGGCGCCCACCGTTATCAGTCATTAAGCGTTGGATAGAGGACAAGAACCGTAGAGGGGCGAATATACCGATAGAAGCCGCCTATCCTATTGCAAAGATGATAGGCGAGGAGGGAATAAAGGTTCCCAACGACCACAACCCCGGCGGTGTGGTGTCGGATGTACTTAACCCGGCTAGGGTACTGTCATTGCAAAATGACATCATAACGATAATACGATATGCGATTATTGACACATTAAAAATTGAATAATGAATGTATATTTACCCATAATCAACGAGACGTTGGTAAGCAGCGCTTCGATAGATGAATCCAACTTCTATTTACAGCCTATCCCGGTATGGCCTACAAGGTCGTACACTATTACCATTACACCGGAAAACTCCGCGAAGGACGTGGAAATATCTATCTTACAAGGAGGGATGAACAAGTTCCTAAAGAATATCCCGTACTCACCGAAGATTGAGTTTGATTTGTCAATAGCGGGCACGGTAATAAACCCGTTAACGCGTGACCGATCATTGGTAAATGGGGGCGGTAACGATTTAGGATTAATGACAATAGCGCACAATAGCAAACAATGTTTGCTTCTTTTGTTTAACGCTGACGTTTCCGTGCATATGATGCCCGCGATAGGCGGAACCAATTTCAAGTTTCCGGTAAAGCCGAGAATCCCCGGACAGCCATACGACATTATTATGCCGTCTTTGTCGTGGGAGAATAACGGGCTGACTAACTACGACATCACATGTGAACCCGTGGACGATTACCACGGCCCGCACGTGTTCCCCACTAAGTATTACCTAGGCAGTACGATAGATATCCGGAACATCAAGAAACTAACCGTCAAAAGCCCGAATACTGGCGACACGGTAGCGGTGGCAGAATATGAAAATAAGTTGTCGGCCACCGTGGCGAACGACGACCAAATGTTATGCGCCGCGCGCCTACGTTGGAATATGCGTAACGGGCAGTGGTTTTGGTACGCCTTCAAAGACTATTTTTGGAACGAGGGATTCACATATATGCGTGGTTTGGGCGGTGCGTCCGAGCAGGGCATTCTGACTATCAACGTAGCATACGCAAAGGAATTTTATCCGGCATTCCAAGAGTTGTTAGTTTCGTCCAATATCGAATTGACTCTGCCGAAACAGTTCCCCACAATAGACGAGGAACAACGGTACAAAATGGAGGTTACAAGCGACACGGGCGCACGGTGGAGCGGCTCGGAACGCGTGTACCGCCAACAGATTACATTGCGTACTATCGGCTTTATGGATAACTATATACCGCCCGTTGAACCGGACGCGCCCCCTAGGGCTCCTATTAAGTTTAGCGCACAATTTAACCCGTGGAGTAATCCGGCACAATTACGGTTAGACGCGTGGAATAACATATATAGCAATACGGCATGGTATGTTGAGAGTGAACCAAGTTGGTACGCGGTAGTTAATGGTACTACATTGCTAACCCCGGATATGTTCGAACAGGGTTCGATAAGTTACGAAGAGGGCAAGACATGGGAACAGTGTAAAGTGCCTGAGTCTAACCTAATACGATTAAAACGTACTTTCGATACACTGGATGAAATTTATAGTGTTATAATTGGGGTAGGCGGATACGAAGTGCAGTACTTCTACTTGGACGAAAACGATAGAATGATAGGCGCGGGGGGACGTGGACCCTTTATCGGCAGGGAGAACACCACCGTAGTGGCTAAAAAAATAGGGATCCAATTTAATAAAACCGGACTCGTAAATATAACGCCAGGGGAGATAACTAATATGAAGGTACGGTGGGGTAAACGCAATCACATGTTCCGTATGGGCGAGACATATATGTACGGGTACATGCTAGCTAACACGGGAGTAGCCCGTACCGGTACACTTTCTTTGCAGGCTATGGCGGGAGGAGCCCCATATTCGGTTACAATTAATCAGGCCGGGGCGCCAGCAGTGGGGTAGGGCTCCAAAGGCCGGGAATAGCTGACATAGTAATAAGAATCGAACAAGCAGGGTAAAATGGATACAGTAAAATTAAAGATTAACGGAAATTACGTTGAGGGCCTCTCGGGGTCCTCCGTAAAACTCACAGTCAACAATATATCACCCGTCACAATGACAGGTGACAGTGTAGCGTTTTCGGCTACTATCAAAGTTCCGAGGACACTCAACAATGACCGGACGTTCATTAACTTGCAAAAGGGCATGCATGAATGTGTATTCTACGATTGTCAGTTACTCGTATATGGGCTTCCGTTCCAATACATGGGCCATGATGTGGAGTTCTACGCTAAAGTGTCATACAACGGCGGGAATTACTCTATATCGCTAGTCGAGAATACGCGGAAATGGAGCGACGAAGAAATACGGATACAACATAAGTTAGAGCAGGTAGAACAGATGTTTGCCGGGTGGCTGAATGCGTCACGGGTCGTCAACCTTGAAAAGATTATCAACGACCATATTACATGGAAGGAAGGAAAATTTCCGGTTCTCACACCGAAACATAACGAAGGTTCAGAAATACCCGAACCGATAGACGCGGATCTGTTAAAGCCTACAATTATGATTTTCCGCTCGTCAATCGTGTGGGATAATGATGTAGCATCTGGTAATATGACCCTAGTACCTAAGGAATACACGAAAGGCCGGGGCGGCTATGTCTATCCGGACATTGCGCAGGTTGTAATATCCGACACAACGAAAGCACTATACGCTACATTGTTCGGTCTGGCCCCGAACGGACAAAACCCCGGGTTCAATATCCGGTCGGGCGTAGGGCGCGATATCCGTATGATAGTGGAATACACAGGAACTACCATTCCTAGCACATTGCCGGAACTGCATATTGTAGCGGAATCCACCAATTTAACGGAGTGCATTCTATACGCGCGTTCAAGACTGACAGACCGTATATGGCTGTATGTATCGCCGCTTGATTCCGTGGCGTTCGTTACGCCTACGAGCGACAAGTATATGATACTGAAAGGACTGATAGGCGGGGTCAAGCAGTCATGCTTCAAATTCCCGAACGGATACGCCCCGGAGGAACTTATTGATATGGGGGAAGGGAAGGCGGAAGTACTGACAGCATACAGACCCGCAGCCGGAACAATAGTAACCGGAACGGGGTTCCCCTATTCGGACGTAAGGAAAATGGTGGATGACCTGTGTACGGCGTTCCATTGGCGGAAGCAGTGGCGGAACAAGACATTAAGTATTGAGCCAATCATACACCCGTCAATACGCGACCGGAAAGATGACAGGCATAAATACATAGTTGATTGGAGCGATAGGTTTTCCGGAGTGGACACGATAGAAGTTCCGGATGAGTTTGCCGACCAACTTGTAACGCAGGTGGGCGATGTAAAGTACAGCTACTCGATAGGGCCCGGGACACTTAATCCGGTGAAGGACGCATATAAATCCGGCTTGCCATTTGCGTATAACTTTATGGCATTTCCTAAAGTTGCGCTAACATCCAAGTTCACCACGGGTGGAACCGCTACGTATGTGACTGCACTAGAGGACATTTATAGGACGTATATAAAGAGGCACTTCAAGCTATTCGCGCCTAGAATGCAAGTTAAGATAAAGGCCCGGTTAAGCTACCAGGACGTAATTAACTTAAAGTTGGACAGGGCATATTACTTTTCGCAGTTGGGCGGGTATTTTTACATAAAATCCCTAGGCGAATATGATGTAACTAAAGGAGATTGCAAGCTATCTTTGTACAAATTGGATTTAACGAACTAGAGTATGGCAGACCAAGTAACATTATTAGACTTAAATTTCGGAACGTCAGAGGCTGAAAAAGGCCTCGACGCTCTGATAGCAAAGAGTATAGCGCTTGCAAAAACTAAAAAAGATTTACAAGCCGCATATAACACTGAAAAATCGGCTCTTGACTCACTGAATCAAAACTACGCTGACGGGCTTGTATCACAAGACAAGTACGAGGCGTCAGTTCGGAAGCTGAACAAAGAAATGATAGAGACTAAAAAAGCTCTGTTAGACAACGCGAACGCGCAGAAGGAGAACAACGCCGAGATTAAGAGTACCAAGACTTTGTTAGACAGCGAAGCCACAAGCGTTAACGCGCTCCGTGCGCAGTTGGCGCAGAACACCGTGGAACTTAACAAGATGTCCGAGGCGCAGCGCACTACTAGCAAGGAGGGGGTAGAACTTACCGAACAAACCAAGGCGCTATCCGACAAACTGAAAGAGCTAGAGAAGTCCGTAGGGGACAACCGTAGAAACGTGGGTAACTATGCGGAAAGCGTCAAGGAGGGAATTTTGCAAACGCAGGGTCTATCCGGTGGGACTGGCGCGCTAGTCGGTGCGATGAAAAGCGGGATAACAGGCGTGCAGGCGTTTAACGCGGCATTGAAGGCGAACCCGATTTTATTCATAGTTACAACCGTGTTAACGCTTATCGGGCTGATAGAAAAAATGATTAAGCGTAACAGCGACTTATCAACTAGCCTAAAGGCGGCATTTGCGCCGTTCCAAACGATTATCGGTCGGTTGTTGGACTACATAACCGAGCTATTTACAGCACTTGCAAAGGCCTTTGAATGGCTGGCCGAAAAAATAACGTGGCTACTCAATAAGATAGGGCTTATATCGGATGCCACATTGGAAGCCGCCCGGAGTGCTAGCGCTCTAGAGAAAGAAACGCAGCGAATATACAAGGCGGAAACGGACATGCTCGTACCTATGGCACGGCTAAAGAGGGAAATGGAGGAGCTAAAGACTCTAGCTTCCGACCAAAACAAGAGTACCGAGGAACGCCGGAAACTGTTAGAGCAAGCCACCGAGAAACTGCACGCTATGCGGGACATGGAAGTACAGATACTAGACGCCAAGTACAAGCAAATTAAAGCCCAAAATGAGTTGGGGTACACATCAGACGAGGACGCACGGAAGGAACAGGAAGCCCTAGCGGCACTAGAGCAGGCCCGCGCCAATTACGCCACACAGGAGAAAGAGATATACGGGCAATTGACAGGTTACGAAAAGGCGGATGCGGACTTAAAGAAAGCTAATATTAAGGCAGCACTAGACGCTAGAAGGAAAGCAGCCGAGGACGCAGAGAAAGCAGAAGCGGACGCGGCAAAACGCGCGGCGGATGAGAGGGCTAAAGCGCAACAAGCTATATTAAAGCAGTACGCGGATGCTATCGAGGCTATGCAATTGCAGATTGCGGAGAACGAGATGAAGAATGGCGCGGCGTCATTGGAAGAGCAGCAGCAGGTTATCAACGCGCAAATTGAAGCCGAGAAGTACAAGAGGCAGCAGAATCTAATCGGAGAGCAAGAGTACCTTAACAATGTGAAGGCCCTGCAACTAGAGTTCGCTGCATCAGTGAAGGCCGAGGAGGACGCACGGATGCAGGCAGACCGAGACCGTCAGGCAATGGAGATTGAAAACCAAAGGCAGCTAGACGATATCAAGTTGGGCAACTCGCTAGAGGCCGACCTTATCCGGCTGGATATGAAACGGGACGCAGAGGTAGCAGCAGCCGAGGCGATAGGAGCCGAGACGGACAGCATATACGAGCGCTACGAACTTATCAAGTCACAGAGGGAAAAGGCAGCAGCGAATGCGCGTGTAGCTTTGGCGGGTGACGTAGCCGGGCAGTTGTCCACACTGTTGGGCGAAGAATCCGCAGCGGGCAAGGCCGCCGCGATAGTGCAGGCGACAATTAACACATATCTAGGCGCTACCAAGGCATTGGCACAGGGCGGTTTTCTAGGAATAGCACAGGCCGCTATTGTAGTCGCCGCGGGTATGAAACAAGTGATGAGCATTACGAAAACCAAGGAGCCGGACACCAAGGTACGCACACCGTCAGCGAAGTACGCGAAGGGTGGACAGATTTACGGGCCTAGCCATTCCGCCGGGGGTGTAACGTTCGTAGGTTCCAACGGGCAGCGATTCGAGGCCGAAGGAGGCGAGAACATGTATATACTTAACCGGAAGGCTTCCGGAGCTATTAACGCGCTTTCCGCGCTTAACATGGAGTACGGCGGGCGTTCTTTCGGTTCTTCCGGTGTGTACCGTTACGCGAATGGCGGGAAAATATCGGTGGGGTCTAATGGTACGGTTAAGATGCCTTCAAATTTCGCCCTTTCTGATGATAGTCTGTACAAGCTAGCCGCAATTATGTACGATTCGGTAGCGCGCGTCCCGGCGCCGCAGGTCGCAGTGACGGACATAAACGAGGAAACAGAGCGCACGCAGAGCGTACAGGTAGCGGCGGGCATATAATTGATAGGTAAATAGCCCCTTAAATGTAGTTTAATATCATAACTTTGTAACGCAATTAACATAACTACATGAAAAAGTTTGAAAAATTACGAATAATCGAGGCAGGAGAGACCAAAAATGCTATCGAGGACAATGGGAAAAAATATAAATTAGTCATTTCCGCAGAATGTTTTCCGTCCCTCGTGGCCCTCGGGAACGAACGACCGATTCACGCACGCCGTACACATAACGGGGAAGATTTGTTAGACGGGTATATAGGACATTTCCTTAACTTTTCGCATGATGAAAACGCGGTATATGCGGATTTAGTAATGTCGGAAGCGTTGGAAACCGCGTACCCTTCTGAATTTTCGTTCATGGTAGCCATGATTGAGAAGGAACCGGAATTGTTAGGCGTATCCGTCAATCAAATGGACGTTAAAGTTTTCGATGATGAAGCGGAAACCGCTACTGTTACAGAGGTGACAGAACTGTTTAGCGCTGATTTGGTAGGGCTTCCCGCCGCGACTAGTTCACTATTTAGCAATAATAACTTTAAAAATTCAAAGAACATGAGCAAATTTTCATTTAAGGGTCTGATTTCGTCTTTCTCTAAGACGAAGTTAGCGACCGAGACATTTACGACCGTAGACGGAACCGAAATTGTAGTTTCCGCAGCAGGTGACGAGGTGCAAGTAGGTGACGCCGTTACACTAGCGGACGGAAACCCGGCGCCGGACGGGGATTATCAAATTACCACGCCGGACGGGGATATTATTCTAGTCGTTGAGGGTGGTGTAATCGCAGGAGTCAAAAACGTAGAGGTAGAAGAACCGGAAAAACTCGCAGAGGATACCGAAGACAAGGAAGAGAAGAAAACACCTACACCGGAAGAACTCGCAACGCTACAAGCCGAAGTTACCGCGCTGAAAACAGAAATCGCCGGGCTGAAAACCCAACTTAACCGTAAAACCGGAACCCCTAGCCCTGCAAAGACCGAGCTAAAGACCGAGAAGAAGCCCAAAGAGGAAACCAAGTTAAGCCGTGAAGCCGTTCAGAAGGCATTCAAGGAAAACCGTAACAAGTGGCGTTAATATAATTAATTCATCAAAACTAAAAAACTAGAAACTTATGGCATTTACATTTAGTGACTTAAACAAATTGAACATTGACAGCTTGTCAGATGTTATTTCTTTAACGCTAGGTTTGGAAGGCGAACTTTCCACAGGCGTAACAGTGCTTTCCGGAATAGAGAAGGGCAAACCTATCTTGACATTTTCGGCAGCGGACAAGGCGGTAAGACGTTCCGCAGGATGCGACAGCGAGTACAAGTACAGTTCGGTACAGGACAAAGTTAAATATTACGACCATGCACAGATAGAATTGCCTATTGTGGTTTGCTTGCAAGATTTGTGGGGCAAAATGGTGGCTAAAGGCGTACACTTGTCGGACGAATTCGACCAAACTCAGTTGGCGGCCTTCATGCAGTCGGAAATCTTGAAAGTGTTGGAGGCTGACATGTTGCGTCTCGTGTGGTTGGACGGTCTGAAAACCTCGGATACCACAGGAGAATACACCGTATTCAAAAATGGCGGCATTATCAAGCAAATGAACGATTCTACGGAAAATGTCGGAACGTTCGTACCTACTGATACGGATAGTGTATTGGCTACGTTAAAATCGTGTATTGACACGCAGCGCGCAAACCAATTGAACACCTCCGAATTTTTCGTATCTAGCAACGTTATGCGTGCGTACAAGAATCTCGTAGAATCCAAAGATAACCATTTGGCACAGGCTAACATGGAGGACGGAAAACCCGCCTACTACTTCGAAGGTTACAAAATCAACGAGTTGCGCCACGTATCTAACAGCGCTAAGGGTGACACATTAACGGTTCAGTCATTTATCGCGTTCACTCCGAAAACCAACATTCAGTTGGCGTTGGAGGATTCCTCACTGAACATTGCGCCGTTCATTCAAGATGCGAAAGACCGCAAGTATTACAGTACTACTGTGTTCGCTGCTGATGCTATGTTAGCGGTTCCACAGTACATGAAATTATACACCGCCACAGGCGTTTAATCAACTAAAACAAAAGGTATGGCTTGTATAAAAAAACTAAATCTAGCAGTTACTTATAATTGCGAAGTAGGCGCAACAGGCGTTGCGGAGCTATATCTAATAAATCGTGCCGATATTACTAGCGCTACGGTAGGTGCTAGTAATTCGGTATCAGCTATAACACTGGCCTCGGGGGCTAAATCAGTCCCCGTAGACGTTGTTAAAAATGGGGTAAAGGTATTGGAGACATTAAAGGCTACGGACGTTGCTAACGGCCTAGAACAGTCGGTTACTTTAGTACTATACAACAAGCTGACAGAATCCGCACAAATATTAGCCGCCCTTCTTGACGGTTCTTATGTAGCGGCGGTACGATTTAAAGATATAAATGCGGCCCGGCAGTTAATCGGGTATTTTAACGGTTTGGAGATATCCGACGTTTCGACGGACAGCAGCGCGAACGGGGGATTTACTACCATTACATTAAAGACACCGGATGACGCTAAAGGCGATAAGAGGTTGACACTTGATGACGCCGCATGGACTACAATAGTTAAAGCTAAACTTACATAATTATGGGATGCTTATCAAAATTAAATAGGGCTATCTTAGTGGACTGCGATAGCGGCGCAACGGGCATTGAAGAATTGTTGCTAATCAACTATTCCGAGATTGCTACGCGTGACTTGTCGGCAGGGCAAGCTACGTTAACGCTGTCAAGCGACGGGAAAGCTATCTTAGTGGAGTCCAATAAGAAAGGCGTTAACGCCTCATCAGAGGCCCGTATTAACGACAATGCGCCCGCCGGACTTGCTGATACTGTAACCTTTACAATTTATTCGAAGGGTGCGGAAAGTGCGGATATCGTGAACCGCATTTTAAATGGTCGGTTCGTGGCGGTCGCTAAGATGAAAGAGAAAAATGTATTCCGTGTGTACGGGCTAGTGTACGGGCTTACTATGTCAGCCTATACAGAAGAGGCCAATGCAAACGGTGGGTTTACAACAATAACGTTATCTACGCCGGAGAACGTGATAGGCGAGCAGCGCGCGCACTTCAATCCGACAACGTACACAACGTTAAGAACGGGCGCTATCGTAGCGTAAAGGAGGTATAATATGGCATGTATTAACAAACTGGACAAGAACGTTACATTTGATTGTGCGAAGGCGAAAGAACCTACATCTATTAGGGGCGTAGAAGAACTTATATTGGTTAACTATTCCGACATTAGCAATTATTCGGTAAATGGCACAGGTGTAGCGGCAATCACTATGACCACCAAAACGAAAGGGTATGTATTAAATAGCGTAAATAACTCTATATCAGCTAGTATAGCGGCGCGCATTAATGACGCTATAATAACGGCGGAAGAACATACCATTGTTATAAAGTTGATTGATAATACAGGGGCGGTGGGCGTAGCGGAGCTATCAAATCTAATCCTTTCGTTGCGTACCGGGACTTTTGCGGCATTTGTAATGACATCAACAGGTAATAGACTTGCATACGGTCTTATGGCTGGTCTAGAATGCTCAGAAATCGTAGGAGATTCCGCGACGGACGGCATTATTACAATCACTCTAAAGACACCGGACAATGCAGGAGGGGATAGAATGGTAGCTATTACCGAAGGTACGTATAATGGGCTAAAGACGCCGAAGGCATAACAATTTAAACTATAAATTAAATGACTAAATTAACTGATATTGGACAGATTTTGGCGCTGTGCGCAAAAATGACTAATCTAAAGTTGGAAGTAGTGTGCGGATTTGACAGACAGTTCGCATCGAAATGGTACGAAAATGAGTATCTTACCGGACGCCACATAAGATATGTGATGAAGCCGGATAAGTTCATAGCGTCAGTAGAGGACGGAAAGGTATACAGGGCTTTTAACACTTCGGACGCCAAGGCGGTTGAACTTATGGAAAGTAATCCGGAATACCGCGATTTCTTTATCGATATGGAAGCCGTTCCGAACACTATTCCGGAACTAGGTGACGACCCGTTCGCAGAAGAGCCGGAAGTAACAGGGCCGGAAGCAGAACCGGAAGCAGAACCGGAAGTAACAGAACCGGAAGTAACAGAGCCGACCGAGGAAGAAATATTAGCCGCAAAACGCAGCGCAGCCGCAAAGAAGGCCGCAGCTACTAGAGCGGCGAAAAAGGCCGCAGAAGAAGCCGAAAATGCGGATATCTCCGAGTTTGAATAATTAATATAAAGGGCATGATAGACGGAAAAAGAATATATCTAGCAGTCCGCAAAGCTATTAACCTACTTCCGCGACAGGCGGAAGGGGTTGTTAGCTATGATGCGGATAACCTGTACCCGCAAAGGATAGCCAACCTTATAGACGCCAGCAAGACCGCTACGGCGTGCGTGGCAAAAGCATCCGAGAATATAGTATGTGAAGGCTTTGCCGTGGAAGAGTTCGCCCGTATGACGAACGATAACGGGCAGGACATGAACGACATACTAGAGTTTATTGGGGAGGACATCCCGAGGTTTCGCGGTTATGCGCTGATAGTGCAGTACGGAGGCGACTACAAGCCGAAAGCGGTGTATCCTGTTCCGTTCGGATATGTCCGCGCAGTACTTAACAAGAATTACAAGGAGAATAGCCGCGTAAACAAATGGTTAGTATTTGATAACTGGGACAGGGGGATGCTGAAGGACACTAACAGCAAAACCGGAAAGATATACCCCACATTCAACCCGGCTAAATTTGCCGAAGAATGTGAGGAATACGGAGGAATCGAGAATCACCCGGGACAACTGTATTATAGCAATTTTTCGAACCGCGTACCTTATCCTACTAGCCCGTTTCATGCAGTGCAGCCCGAAATGGCAGCGGAACGCGGAAACGCCATGTACGTGGAGAACGTTCTATCTAGAGGGTTCCACGCATGTAGCATAGTTACGCACGGGGATTTTGAATCCGACAGGGAACAAGACGATTTCCGCGAAGCCCTTACAAATATGATGGGCGTGGAGGGCACCGGAGCGGTTTTAACGGTACGTGACACCGCCGTAGGCATTTCGGACAAACCATTTATCCGGGTGGAACAAGTAGGAACGCCAATAGACGCCGACCTGTACGAAAAGTATTCCGAACCGTTACGCAAAGATATAGCAATAGCGTGTTATACTATCCCTATCCCGTTAATCGACTCATCATTAATTAACTTTGCGAATGCTTCCGGCGAAGTGGTTAAAGAGATGCAGAAAGTGTACAGGCGCTCGCTATCCCGAGTACGTGAACGCATATCTAGAGATTTGGCGTACATCTTTGACCTAGATACTGCAATTACTGATATAAATAACAACCTCGAAGGGGGGGCCGTGGATACAGCAGCCACCGACCCCGGAGAACAAACCATATAAGTATGGCATATCCAATAGCAAGATTAAGAAATTTATTTTCTCTAGCGGCCGACGTCAAGGATGCCGACCTAGAGAAAGCATTTTATGAGGCCGACCAACTAGATGTAAAGCCACAAATTTGTATGACCTACGACGCAACGCCGCAGGAATACAAGCCGGATAATGACAATTACACGGGGCTTGACACCGTTATATGCTATTATGCTTTTGCCCGCTACGTACAGACTAGCGAGCAGAATAGCACGGCAAGCGGAGTTAAGATACAGAACTATTTAGGTAGCTATGTACTTCCGGACGTCAACAAGGCTAAGAGATTCGAAGCCGAGAGGGGGAAAGCCGACCAATTTATAGTGCCGCTTTTGGAACAACTCCGAAAAGACGGGCTGTTAAAAGATTCGTGCGAGTGTAACCGAGTACAGAGTAGAATATGTTTAATAAGATAATAATGGACGGAGTACTAGACGCGGCGCGAATATCGGCAATTGCCTTTATCATGTCAGTAACCAACGACGTTATGACATTTTTTGTACTCATCGTGCTATTCGGAACGCTAAATTTCATTGTAGGCCTTGTGGCGGACTTAAGAGAGGGAAAACCCTACTCACACCGGAAAGCCTTTCATGCGTTTTTCGAGTACGCGATAGCCGCGATAGTGATAACATTCACAGCAGCAGCGGCGAGGCTGATACAGCCGGAAGGGGACTATACGCATATATTACGGTTATTGACAACGCTCTTTGCACTTGTGTACGCAAAGAACATTATCCGCAATTTCAAATTGATACAGCCGGATAACGAGTTTGTATCCGTGCTTGATATGCTGATTAACACTAAGTATGTAGAATTCATTAAAAAATTAAAAAATGGAGTTTTTCACAATAAAGGAACTGACGAGGTCTACGACGGCGGAAGCCAGGAAGATAGACAACACACCGACGAGGGAAGCGGAAGCGAATCTAACGGAGTTGATAAATAAAGTATTGGACCCGTTACGGAGGGCGTATGGGAATCCCATAACGGTAACGAGCGGTTATAGGTCGCCGAAGCTGAACGCTTCCGTAGGGGGTGTAAAAACGTCCCAACACCAAAAAGGTCAGGCCGCAGACATAACGACGGGAAGCCCGGAAGAAAACAAGCGGTTGTTTGATTTGGCGCAGGAACTGAAACTACCATTTTGTCAACTCATTGATGAGAAAAAATACAAGTGGGTGCACATCTCATATGATAAGAATAACGTTAAAAGGCAAGTACTACACTTATGAGAAGGTTAAACCAAATATTAATATTAGCCGTCGCACTGGCGGCTATATTGCTTTTCTTCGCGTTCGGAAAGATACGGAAGCAGAAAGCCGAGATAGACCGCCTAGATTGGAATATAGAGGCGGTAAACACCAAGGCGATGCAATACAAGTCCACGGCAGGAGATTACGCGGAACGTGTGAATACGCTGACCTTAGAGAAGTCAGAACTAGAAATGTTTAATGCAGACCTTAATAATAAGGTACGCGAGCTAGGGATAAAGAACCGGGAACTAAAGAACGCCGCGCGCACCGAGACGGTTACGAGAATAGACACGGTAGTAAAGACCATAGTAGACCATACGGGGGCGAAAAGAACCGCCCACTATAACGACGGTTGGAACGATATAAAGGTTGAGAGCCTTCCGGACAGTACGAAATTAGAGGTACATTGCACCGATTCGCTAGATGTAATTACGCACGTCAGGCAAAAAAAGTTTCTTTTCTTTAGAATTGGCAAACCGAAACCATATACTACCGTTTCAAACAAAAATCCGAAAAATACGCTTCATATCCGGTTTTCGGCAAAATTCGACTAAAAATATTTACAATCGCAACCTATCTGTGACACCTATCTGTGACACATAACTAGCTGTGTATCAAGCTACAAAGTTTTTGCTGTCACAGATAAACATTTTTCATCAGTGACACTAAACGTGCAGTAAATCAAGTACTTAGAGCTAATGTAATAGATGTAATAGATAAATCGTATAGAGATAAAATAGAAAAGTGCTATAAATGTTAATATATCACAATTGGACATATGATATTTTCATTTTAAACTAATAGGGAAATATCAATTACATCTGTGACATTACGCCTAACTTGCTGAGCCACTGCACGTTAGGCGTCATTCTTCATCTGTGACACTAGCAATGTATCTGTGACACCCCTCAAAAGTGTTAATCGTAGTTAAATGCACAAAGTTTTTTCGGAAAATGTTTTGTAGTTCAGAAATAAGCCGTATCTTTGCAATGTCGATAAGGAAATGAGAGCCCCGCCAATCGTAACCAAAGGGGGTTAGAAGGGAAACACGGACGGTATCCCAATTCATTTGAAAAGACGGTGCGGTATCCGCTTAATTGAAGCTATAAAGCCAGAATCCTTATAACGACAAAGAACTGTAAGCCATACTAAATTTTATCGCACTATTCCGGAAGGACCGGAGAATCGAGCTAATAATTACTAGATATGGGATATTTAAAAATTTACCGACTGGAAAAGTTTTTCTACGATACGGTAAAAAAGCGAATCTTTGAATGTCTTAACCTGTGGACGATAAATGAGCTATACGGGCGCAAAGGCGCTGTTAGCATAGCGGAAGTATTTGCAAAGGAACTGAAGGAAGAAGAAGCCGGAAAAAGATTTGAATATAACATCCGGGGCTTTATCATACCGAACGCCGACAAATATCTATCCATATACGAGCAAGCGCGCCAACGCGCCTTTATAGACTACTTATATTCACGGAAGGGGCAATTTAGAACGATGAAGGAAACAAAAGAAAATTGGAAAAGAAATGGAAGAAAAAAGAGAAAATGACCTACTGACAGTAGCACAGGCCGCACGCCTCGTAGGGTGCACGGAAAACGCTATCCGGTATCAGTTGCAAACCGGGAATCTCACTAGATTCGAAAATGCAGCCGGAAAGATACGTATATCACGTAATGAAGTGTTAGATAAACTTTTAAATTTTGAAAAGAAATGAGAATTAATTTTGAACTGAACACCGAGAACGAGAACCCGAGTATGTTACAGGCAACCGCCGAGTATCTGAACAACCTTGCAAAGATTAACGTAGGGCACGCAATTGAACCCGTACGGGGATTTACGGAACCTAAACCGTGTAATTGTGCATGTGAGGAAGAAAAGCCCGTAGAGGAGCCTAAAAAGGGTGAGAGCATTGCCGAATCTATTGAGGCAGTAAAGGAACAACTAGCCGCCGAGAAAGAAGAAGCTAAAAAGACTACTAGACGTAGAGCGGTTAAAAAGGAAGAACCGGAACCAGCTAAAGAACCGGAACCAGCTAAAGAACCGGAACCAGCTAA